TATATCAATTCTCTGCTAGATAGATTTTATACCCCGGAAGAAATTGTGCTGATGAAACAAAAATACAAACCAGACATTATAGATATCGAATTTGAAGTAATACCGGAAGATGATCAAAAAGCTTTATCATAACAGGCCCCAACAGCTTTCTAAAATAATTCGCGCAAATGTCGAATATTGGATTATCGGTAGGGGCGGCGGAAAAACAAAAGGAATAATTGCGCCAAGAATCATAGACCTGGTACATGAAATGCCGCGAAGCAAAGGTGTTTTCTTAACCCCAACTTTCAAAGGGGCACAAACAAACACCTTGCCACCGGCAATAGAATATTGGAACGAAGCCGGATACTATGAAGATATTCACTATGTAATAGGCAAACGCCCGCCGAAGCACTTTGCAAAACCATTGGTTCCTCCATTAAATTGGGAACATACCATTTCATTCTATAATGGCTCCTGCATGGTGATGGTGTCGCAAGACCGCTCCGGATCATCCAACGGATCTTCTGTCGATTGGGTTATCGTCGATGAAGCCAAGCTCATCAATAAAGAGCGAATGGATACCGAATTAATGCCCGCAGTAAGAGGAAACCGCCAGCACTTCGGTCATTTATCATCGCATCATTCTATTTTGTATGTAACCGACATGCCTACCGGCGTAATGGGAAAATGGATACTCGAAAAAGACAAAGACGTAGATCCCCAATTAATTTACGGCATAAAAACAACCTATGCCGAAATGCGTTATTATATCTCAGAATATAAAAAGAAAAAAACCCCGGATTGGAAAAAGAAAAAAATCATCCGGGAAATAAAAAAACTACAATTCACGCTGAACGCAATCAGAAAAAAAGCGGTATTTTACTTCGAAGCATCAGCAATCGACAACATCGATATTTTAGGACGCGAATATTTTGAACGACAAGAGCGGGATCTTCCCGATTTAGTATTCCGGACAAACATCTTAAACAAACGTTTGTTAAAATCAGAAAACGGATTCTATTCAGAGCTTTCAGAAGCACACCTATACACAGACTACTCAGATACAGGAATGGGCAATATTGGCATAGGGCTTAAGAAAAAGCCATCGTTCGATTGCCGAGATGATCACGACCTGCAGCCGGTGCCGTTAATATTAGCTTCAGACCCCGGCGCTCGTATAAATACGTTAGTTATTGCCCAGCCCTACGGTAGCGATATAAAAATAATTAATGGCATGCATGTAAATGGTCCGCTTAAGGTTAAGCACCTGGTTAAGAAATTCACAGAATATTACAGATTTGTGGTAGATAAGAAAATAGTATTCTATTATGACCATACCCTTATCACCCGTCATGGAGTTGGAGATAGCTACAAGGACAATTGGGATAAGCTGCTCAAACGTGCGGGGTGGGAAGTGACGTGGGCTCCATTGGGTGCAACGCCCGATCCCGAGAAGCGTTATCAGCTATGGGCAAATACACTAGACAATAGCAATGCCGACTATCCTAATATAGAGTTCAATAAGATTAACTGTGAGAACCTACTGATATCCATGCAGCTTGCACCGGTTAAGGAAGGATTGCGAGGGTTCAAGAAAGACAAATCATCGGAGCGTGATGCTAACATCAACGATGAAGATGCGACTGACTACTCAGATGCTATCGATACATTGTTATGGGGTTACCATTACAAGCCCACCTCTCCTGGTAGTGGTTGGATGGGAACAGCAGCAGCATAACCATTTGGGCGTTCCCTCCCGTTGGTCGGTCGGGCTATCCACTATATCTTTTTGTACCAAAAAGGATGTCGTTCCTATCCCTAACGCACGTCATAGAGTTTCGACATACTCGTACCTCGTATGCTCAACCCTCTTCCTTACAATAAGGTAAAGGCACACCTCATTCGTACCTCATTTCGGTAAGCCTTTAACATATCTAATGCCCTACATATAAATACTACACACAAAAACCTCGCAACCCCCACACAGCAGGGCACCTCATTTCATATACCGTTAGGTGCAGCAAGAGCAATTGCTATATGCTGTAGGAGCAGGCGTGTATCCCTTCAAGAAACTTCTTTTTTTGAAAAAAAACGAAGCAAAAAAACTCCGTAACAATATTGTTATTTAATTACTTGATATTAAGCGTGTTGAAAATGACGTTACAACACCCGTTTTTAATAAACGGCTAGTGTGCTAATATTAAGCACTATGGATTGCAATAAAGGAACAAAATAAAAGACTATTTGTAGATTTTACTTGTCAGATAAAATCATACTAAATAGTTGTCCTTTTTTTTTGATAGACCTCCATTTACCTTGCTCACATGATTAAGGTTAATGAGGCCCTTTATATGCTCGAGCAAACGCCACACGGTCAGCACGTACCGTGCGCTGTTAAGTTTGCTACTTATAATAAAGAGAAGAGCCGACCGGGTAAACTTCATGTTTGGCCCGAAGCGCATGCCACCGGACACAGGCACCCAAATTCAGCGACCGATACCATTTCGATTATTAATAAACGAACCGGCCAAACAATTACGGTTAACACCTGGTTGATTTTTGAAATTAACGGACAACCCATTGCATTATGACAACGAAAGTGAAAGAAATTGTTAATAACGGTTCGGCTGCTGTTTACGCTGCACACATTGAACAGACACCCGGTAAAAATGTGATAGCGACTGTTTCTATTAAAAAAAATGCGTTGGTTGCCGATGGCGAAGGCCGATCGAAACCAAAAGATAAAAATGACGATGGATCTAAGATTGCCCAGTATGGAGATAATAATCTTTATCCGCAAACGGTAATTGATAAAGCCAGGGCAATACCGGCAATTCCGTCGGCATTGCAAAAAAGGGCTGAGCTGTTTTATTCTGCCGGATGGCATTATGGCAAAGTTACATTGGCTGAGGGGGACTCAGGTGCTGAAAAATTTGTGCCTGAAAAAATTAAGAAACTGCACCAATGGCTAAGGCGTACCAATTGGGACAGTTATGTAATGTCGGCGGCAAATGAATTGGGGTGGTGGCATATTGTTTTTGTTGAATTGATTAAAGGGAAAAACACCAACAAGATTAACCAGGTTTATGTGCATAAAGCGACTGATTGCCGATTCGATTTTCAGGAAAAAGGCAGCGGCACATTTAAATATTGTTACATTTCGCCTGATTGGGAATCGGATAGCATACCGCCGGGAGCCAAAAAACTACCTGTTTTAGATCCTTTTTATGATGTGGACTCCCAGATTAAAAAATCCACGGAAAAGAATTTCATTCTTCCGTTATTTCATCACTCTGTTAAAGAAAAATATTATCCGAAAGCCCCGTGGCATAATTTTTTAGATAGCGATTGGTACGAGGTTGCTGTAAAAGTTGCGGCATTTAATAAATCGTTGGTTAACAACACGGCCATTGCTTACCATATTGAAATACAGGAAGAATGGTTCGAATGGCAATACCCCGGATTTAAAGAATTTACAAAAGAGAAAAAGGCGGATCTAACCAGGGAAGCAATTCAGACATTTGTAAATGCGATGAAAGGATCGGATAAAGCGGGTAATATTTTTATGAGTACCAAACGAATGACTCCTGAGCAAGATGATACTTATAGCATGTGGACGATTAATGTAATCGACAATAAATATAAAGACGGGGCGCATATACCAACAAGCCAGGAAGCATTTAGCCACTTATATCTTGCCCTCGGAATGGACCGTTCAATTTTGGGACCTGTGCCGGGTGCTTCAGGAAGTTTAAATAGTTCCGGATCGGAAAAGCGGGTGGCAAGCAATATTCAGCTCAGCTCACAAAAATTTGAAGCTGATTTAATTTTTAAAACATTTGACGTGGTGCGCGATGTGAATGGTTGGGATTGGGATTTGATTATGCGTATCCGCCAGGAAAGAATAACCACATTAGACCAGGGTAAAGAAACGCAACAAGAAGCATCATGAGCCAATTTATAACGACAAAAGACGAGCTTAATACTTACTACAAATTTAACAGCGATGTTAAAGTAAGCACTATCGACAATCATTTGCTTACATCGGAAGAAGATTTTTTACTACCGATATTAGGAAGTGCATTTTTTGATGAAATGATTATAAAATATGCCGACCAGCCAAATATGACGACCGACGAGAAAGCTTTGTTGGTACACATGCAACGCTCCGAAGTGGAGTTGGCCGGATGGATGGCCGTTGATGATTTTAACGTGTCGTTTGGTTCGGCGGGGCTTACGGTGTTAAACGATAAACAAAGCGGTATAGCTCCGGCAAGCGAAGCCCGCACCGAAAAATTAAAGCTATCGCTTAAACGCCGGGGGCTTAAATCTATCGACCGGATGATTGGTTATTTATATGCCAACCCCGCTAGTTTCGATACATGGAAACTTTCATCCGCCTTTGGCGATGGATTGGAATATTTTATTAATACGCCTGAAGAATTTCAGAATTTCCACGATATAAATAACAGCCGCTTTTTATACATTAAAATGCTGCCAACGATGAAAAACGTTGAGCAACAAAGCATTTTAACGACCATTTGCCAACCGCTTTTTGATGAAATTAAAGCGGAAATAAAAGCGGATACATTAAGCCCTAAAAATGTTGCCTTATTGCAGTACATCCGCCCGGCAGTTGCAAACGCTACGTTTAGTAAATCGGTAATACCGTTGGGGATAAGGGTAGATAAGTTTGGAATATCGATGTTTAATAATTCCTTTTCCGGATCATTCGTTTCGCGCCAACAACCAGCCACCGATTTAATTACAAAACTGATCGATGCCGCTTATAACGACGGGCAATTCTGGCTAAAAGAATTAAAAGATTTTTTACAACAAAATGCCGACATCTACCCGCTTTATAAAGATAGTGCCTGTTATACCGATACCACGGCTGACGATTACCAGGGCCCCGGAATTATTAAAGTAGATGGAGGCGCAATAGCTTAAACCTAACCCCATGTTTAACCCAGATAAAATATTTGAATATATGGCCAACAACGCAACAAAAGT